TCGGGTCTATATAACACTGTTTTATCTTTTTCATTGTTCCAAGGTTGAATATATGTTGTTTTTGGTGAATCTGGTTTCATGTCCAAATATAATATTCCGCAATAACCTTGTGAGCTATGGTTATGGGGAACGTGATAATGTCCTTTGTGATATACAACTGACCAAGCTCTTTGTAATTTTATTTTAGAACTATGTTTTGTAGAAATTAAATTAAACTCATCTTTAAATATTTTTAAAAATTCAAAATTAATATTACATTTATCTCTATTACTATAGAAATTACTTTGTGGCATTTCAGGATATTTGGCTAAAACTTTTTCTAATTTTTTCTTTTTATTTTTAAAATCTACACATTTGATTTTAAAAAAATCTATTCTAAATTTAGGTTCTATTTCGTATTTTATATTATACATCTTTAGCCATTTCTTTTGGCACTGCTTGTATGTTCCAATGTATAAATCTAAATGGTTCAGTGCCATGATCAACTGCATATTCGTGTTCTAGGAAACCTGGAAATATAATTAATGTTCCGGGTTGCGGTTTGATATGTACTAATTCAGTTCCACCCCACACACCTTTGACATCTGGCTTCATTTTTAATTTAGTAGCCCTAGCCCCGGTTCTCGGTTCGTGAAAGATTGGATATGATGTTTTATCACTGCACTTTAAAAAGTAAAAACCCGATACGTGTTGGTTCCAATGTATGTGTGCTGAATGATGTCCACCACCTTTTTTAGCAAACTCTTGTACCCATAGCTCACTAAACATAGTTGTGTATTGTGACATATCATAACCTTGATGATCTAAATACTCCCAAGATTTTTGACCAATGTAATTTCTAAAATCTAAAAAATCATTATCCATTGTAAGAGGTGTTGAATGATATGATCTTCCAAAGTCACCATATTTTTTAATATATTCTTTTTCTCTTTTACGAGAGTCACTAATATATTTATTAGAAGCTTTGTTTAAAGATTTAACAAACTCTGGTTTTTGTTCTGACCAAATAGTCGTATTAAAATAGTTATTTATATACATTATATTTTACTCCAATGTTTTCTCATGTTAGGGTATATATCTTTAATTGATTGTGAGTCTCTTAAATCAAAAGCAATTGTTATTCTTTCTTTATCATCTAATACTTTGTCTGTAAAATGTTCTACCCAACTAGGAAACAAAGTTATATTTCCAGGATTATTTTTTAAAATAAATCTTTCTTTATGATAAGGTTCTAAATAATACGTATTTGTATTTGTAGTTTGTATACAAATATGTCCACTTAAATAATCATAGTTATTTATAGAGTGAGAATGTTTTTTTATTTTTTCACCTTTTCTCATTACGTTAGCCCAACATTGTATATATAAATTATCTTTAAATGTTAAATTTAATTCTTTTATAAAATCCATGTGTGCATTTTTGATTATTTTTTTTAAATGCTTTGTTTCTTTAAACTCTACTAAATTATACAGAGGACTTCTCGATGTTAAACTATTATCGCCCAAACCAGTAGCACCGTCTACCCATGTTGGATTTTTTTCTATAAATTTTATATATTCTTCTTTTGTTTGATTAATTATATTTTTTTCTTTTTTTAAAATAAAACTAGCAAGTTTTTTAGGTTTTACTTGTGTTGAGTAATTATTTTCAAAAATAAAATATTTATAGTTTTGATTAAAAATATTTTGATGTGGTTTATTTGTAAACATGTGTATCATCTAAATGGATTTCCTAAATGCCAGACAACAAGACTGTATCTTGTACCAGCGGTTACAGGTTTAACTCTGTGCCAAATATGAGAAGGAAATACAATAATAGATCCTTTTGGTAATATTTCTTTACATTGTATTCTGTGTTTTGATTCATCTCGCATATGTGGATCGTAGTTTCTAAAATCAAATTCTAATTCACCGCCTTTATATTCTGAACCATCTGTTAACTGACAAGTCATAGATAGTTTTCTAATTTTACCGTGATCTAATGTATTTGGTCTATGATAAGGTTTATCCCAACTATCACAATGCCAGTCATAATATTGATTTAATTTATATTTTGTAAATTGACAAGATTCACTTCTTTCCCAATCAAAATTCCAACCAGCAGATTTATTTGCTTTGTGAACGTATGGGTGTATTTCTTTATATATCCAATTATCATTTAACCACACTAAATCTGATTTTCTTTTTCTTTGTAAATCCTTAACTTCTTCTTTGTTTAATTTTTTGTCACCGTATCCACCAGTTCTAGCCATAACTTCTTTTTGTTTATTTGCATAAGCTATTACATCATCACAAAATCTAGGTGTTAGTGCAGATTTAAAATACCAATAATAATTAGATATATTCATACGTTATAGTTTGTACAAAATTTAAACTATCCTTTTGATTATTAGTTAAGTAATACATATTAGTTGATGGAAACATTATAAATTGATTATTTTTTAACGGTATATCCCAAGATCTACCTTTACGTCTATTATCCTCGTAATGTATTCGAACACTACAATCTTTGACTTTTACACCATATAACAAAGTATAATCAGGTGAGTTACGTAAATCTACTGGATCAACATTTACAAGAGGTTTTGATGTTTCTCCTGGTTTATAAATATTACCAAAGGTATCTTTATGAATTAAAGTAAATCCATATTCAAGACCAATATGATCTCTCATATAAGTACTCAACATATCGAATGTTCGTGAGAATGGAAAATCTTTGTTTTGAATTATTGATTGTAAAATGTCACCCGATAATTTATCTCGGTCAATGTCCCAATCTTTAGGCATATCGACATCACCGTAATATAAAGCTTGCTCTGTTAATACTTTCTTTTGCATACCACCACCATTTTTAATCTATGCTTATTCTTCTGTCAAGTCCGGTTTATCGTCTGCTAAATCCCAAGATTGATTATCTTCATTCCATTTATAATTCCACATATGAGTGTTAGCCTCATTCTGTGATTGTTGTTCAGCAGTTAAATCAGGTTTAGCTATGGGTGGATCCCATTGTGCAGTTGTAGTGTTTTTTACAAATGATGCATATGATTTTGGGGGCCAAAAAATTTGATTATCTTCGTCCCATATATAACCTATACCTGCGTAATTACCTCTAAAAGCTTTTGATTGATCTGCTGATTCAACTCTTTCACCAGATTCATTTTGGCTGTAATGTTTATTAGCTGATGTATTGTAAGAAGTTTGAATCCACATTTGTGCAGGCCAGTTGTTATGTCTTTCCAACCACTGTTGACCTACTGTTTCATCTTCAACACCATCAGCGTTTAACATCTTATCATTATCCATAGTTAATATTTGAATAACTTTACTGTTAGCTCCTATTTTTGCAAAATGTGCCATAATGTTTCTCCTTATATATTAATTTTAAATACTAGTAAATACATATTAATTTTGAAATTTATATCTTATTATTACTAACCCACCTGAACCAGCACCTCCAGTTTTAGTAGCTCCACCTGGACCAGAACCAGCTCCTCCTCCGCCACCACCGTAATAATTTGCTGCTCCTGCAGGGGTACCACCAGTACCAGCTGAACCGCCTCCTAAACCACCTGATCCACCAGGTCCGTTATAACCCATACCACCACCGCCACCACCGGATACATAATATTGACCGCCAGAAGGTTGTCCATCAGTTCCCATTGCACTTGGGTATCCACCACCAGCACCTCCAGCTCCTGCAGATCCTCCTGGATTACCTATTGCTCCAGCAGCCATAAAACCTCCACCGCCTCCACCAGCAAAGTTTCCAGAACTTGCACCACCGTTACCGGCAGGCATTCCTTGAGGTGGACTTACAGGAGGTGTATTTCCATCTCCTCCAGTAGATGCGTTTGCACCACTTCCTCCAGATCCTCCGTCTTGTCCCTGATATGTGTGACAGTGTCCTGCACCTTTAGCACCACCAGCAGATGTTATAGTTGAAAAAACACTATTACCTCCAGTTCCTCCATCACCAGCTCCAGGCCCACCTACTCCTCCTGCTCCACCTCCACCAACTGTAATTGGATAAGCTGTAGCTGGAACAGGCAACGCTGATACACACGCACTTCTAGGAGCACTTGGTCCTGAGTTTGTATATGTTGTTGCAGATAATCTTACACCACCTCCACCACCTGCACCTGAACCTCGTGGAAATTGGTAATTACCACCACCAGCTCCACCACCACCGCCAGCAACTACCATGTAATCTACAGTGTTTGACCCAGCAGAATTACCTGCACAAGAAACACAAAATGTTCCTGGTCCTGTAAATTTATGAATTTTAAAATCACCACAAGTAGCAACTGTACCACCAGTAGCTGTTACATATAGTGTTGGTACTGCATCAGTTGTTGAATCATTTGTAGCTAACCATCCTTTAGTGCCATCTACATAAACTAAAGTTATAGATTGTTGTGCAGTATCAAGAGTTAAATCAGCTGCTATACCACCAATATTAGAACTATTTCTACCGACTGTTAAATTATTACTATCAAAAGTCGCCGCGTAATCTTTTAAAGAAACAATATCTCCAGCACTTGGAGAAGCGGGTAAGGTTGCTGTAAATGCACCACTAGTTGTATTACAAAAATATCCTTCACCAGATACTGCAGTAAAATTAGAAGTTTTAATACTTCCTGTCTGCCAATTTACAGATCCTGCTCTACCAAATCCTGATTGAGATGCACCACTAGCTAAAGAAACTGTATCACCAGATGCACCAATAGTTATATTAGTTCCTGATTGAGAAATTATTACTCCACCATCAGTTGCTTTTAATGCATTTGATTTTAAATCTCCATTAACTGTTACTGGAACACCTGCTGTTACTGATACTGAATCACCAGAATCTCCAACAGTTACTGTACCACAATTTGTTCTTGGACTTATTTTATTTACTTTTACTTCACTCATAATTTACCTATTGAAATTTGTACCTTATTATTACTACACCTGAACCTCCAGCACCTCCAGCAGAATTTCTATTTCCACCTCCACCACCGCCTCTATTTGTAGTTCCAGCATTAGCTCCACCTCCAGCGCCACCAGTTCCACACGGGCTAGCTGCACCGTTAGCGCCTCCCGGACTATGACCATTAGCTCCACCACCTCCAGCGTAAGAAACTGCTGATCCTGTAATTGAAGTTGGAACACCAGCTCCACCAGCTCCACCTGTTAAATAATTAGCATTTCCACCAGCAGCTCCGGCTCCACCTCCACCACCATAAACGTATCCTGGGGCACCTGCTGCAGAACCTGCATTATTTCCTTGAGCAGGACTTGTAGGAGGTTGATTACCTAATCCTGCGTTGTTTGGTGAAGTAGGTCCTTGACCTAATTGATAACCACCACCAGATGCACCTTGAGTTTGTGATGGAGGACTGTGGTTACCTCCACATCCTGGACTAGCGTGGCCTGATCCACCCCCACCACCAGCTGATGTTACTGATGAAAAAGTTGAGGCACTACCTTTACAACCAGCTGAATTAGGAATAGCTGTTCCATTACCGCCAGCTCCTCCACCACCAACTGTAATTGGATAAGCTGTTGCTGCTATTTCTATTGCAGGTGCTCCATTTAAAGGGGAAACTGAATAACATCCAGATACAGGGGCTCTGTATTCTCTAAAACCACCGGCTCCTCCGCCGCCTCCGCCTCTCGTATCTTGATAATTGTCTCTTCCACCACCACCGCCACCACCTACAACTGCATAGCTAACAGTGTTATTTGCTGCTACTGAAGAAATTTGTGAAACACAAAAAGTTCCTGGACCAGTAAATGTATGAACTTTAAAATTACCATCTTCGGTAATTGTACCACCTGTTGCAGTTATTTGTTCTACTTGAGCATCTGAGTCTGAACCATCTATGAAAACTTGCCAACCTTCTGTGGCATCTACATAAATAAAAGTTGCTCCTGCATTATCTTTTTCTATTTTAAAATCTGATGTTGCACTTCTAATTTTAGAAGAATTTCTACCAACTGTAATATTATTAGTTCCAGCTGTTCCTGTATAATCTTTTACAGACATAATATCTCCAGCACTTGGTGAGGCTGGAAGATTAACTGTAAGTGCACCTGATGTTGTGTTTATAAAATATCCCTTACCGCTTACACCTGTAAATCCTGCTGTTTTTGCTGTAGTATCCCAATCAACAGTTCCTGTTCTACCAAAACCTGTTTGACTTGCACCTGATGCTAAAGCAATTGTATCACCACTAGCGCCAAGAGTAATTGTATTACTATTCTCGTTAATAATGTTTGCACCGCATTGGTTTTGTATTGTATTTACTTTAATCGTACTTGTCATAATTATTGATATTTATACCTTATTACCACAATTCCTGAACCCCCACCAGATGAAGTTGAATCTCCCGATGCTCCACCACCAGTGTTTACTGTTCCGCCGTTGACTGTGCCGTTTGGATTATATTCACCACCTCCACCAGCTCCACCAGCTCCACCAGTATAAGCACCACCTCCACCTCCGAAAGCTTCTGGACTTGCTGTGATATTTGTTGTAGCTCCAGCTCCACCAACTTTTCCAGATCCTGCAACAGTTGCTCCGCCACCACCACCACCGTTTGATCCACAGCTAGCAGCTCCATTAGTTCCTTGTGCCGGACTAACTGGAGGAGTATTACCAGTGCCCCCACTTCCAGGGCCTCCACTACTATATCTAGCACCACCACCGCCTGATCCACCGTTTCCTCCTGGAGAGGTACTAGTTCCTCCACCACCGCCACCACCTCCAGCTGAAGTTATTGTTGAAAAAGTTGAATTACTACCAGCAGTACCTTGATTTGATGAAGGAGTTCCAGCTGCAGGAGATGTAGCACCTCCACCGCCGACTGTAATTGGATAACCTTGTGCTGAAACTGTTATGGCTCCTGCGCCTTCTAAAGGACTAGCTGTATAAGGTGTGACTGGAGATTTATCTTCTCTAAAACCTCCTCCACCACCACCAGCACCAGCATAATGTCCTCCACCACCTCCACCTGCAACTACCATATAAGACACTTGATTATTAGCTGAAGTACAAGCCACTGCTGATACACAAAAAGTACCCGGACCTGTAAATTTATGAATTCTGCAATTTCCAGAAGTTGTAATTGTACCGCCTGTAGCTGTTATAAAACCTTCTGATAATCCATCTCCTGTTTGTGATCCTGTAAACACAACTCTCCAACCTTGAGTTCCATCTACATAAATAAATTGTGCTGTTATATTATCTTTACTTAAAGTAAAATCTGATGCTGCTCCATTTATATTTGATGAGTTTCTACCAACAGTAATTGCGTTAGTTCCAAAATTTCCTGAATAATCTGAAATAGCTACTACGTTTCCTGCACTTGGTGAAGAAGGAAGAGTGATTGTAAACGCTGAACTAGATGTGTCAGCAAAATAACCAACACCACTTGTTGCTGTAAAACCTGTTGTTACTTTTGTAGTATTCCAAGATACTTCACCTGTAGAACCAAAACCTGCTGCGGTTCCTAAATTAGAAATAGTTGCACCTGATGGAATTGTTACTGTATCTCCAGATGCACCTAATGTTAAGGTAGTTCCACATTGTGGTTCGACTGCATTTACTTCTATCTTACTCATTAAATTACTACTACCGTTCCTGTTATTGTTTGTGTTCCAGTTACTGTAACTGGTCC